CCTCGGCGCGCAGCTTTGCCTTGTCTGTCCATGCCTTCACAGGGGTGCCTGCTTCGTTCGGTGTATCCGTGAACGCCTGCACCGTGATCATGCGCCGCATCTTGCCCGAACTCATGGTGCCACCTCCTGCGCCAGCACTTCGATGGTGACGATGCCGTGCGAGGTCTCGCCATCAGGATCACGGATCTGGCGCATCGAGGATACAAGCGCATCGATGCAATGAAGGCCTGCACCCAGATCGAGGCGCCCGGCATGGATCGCGGAACGGATCGTGCCGCCGATCACCTTCACGCCCTCCAGCGAGGGTTCACGCTTCCAGATGTGCACAGTGTGATAGATGCGGGCGATGCGACGGCTGATACTGGTGCCCTCATCGACCAACTGGCTTTCGCCCAGAATAATCGAGGGGCTGGGCGCGGGGCGCTGGTTCACATCGAGGATCGAACCGGCAGGCACCAAAGCCACAACGGCCGGCGTTGCCACCAGCCGTGCCCGGATCGCCACCTGAACCGCTCTTTCCACTATCTGGCCTCCTTGATCGCTTTCCCGATGGCCCGCTTGATCCGGTTCAGCGCACGCTTCCGGCTCAGTCGGAAGCCCGGCCAGAAGAACGGCTGCGCCGGGGAATCCTTCGTTCCGTGTTCGACCAGATGCGGATAGCGCACCTCGGCATTGCCCACAGTGATCGCCGCTTCCAGCTCACCCACCACCCGCTGCCCGCCGGGCTGACTGTAGGGCGGCGTCTGCTGCCCGGGGCCGGTGACCTCGATGCTCTCGATCAGCGCGCCACTGTCGCGCGAGGATTCGGCCAGGCGCTTCATCGCGCCCGCCACTTCCTCGGCGGATTTCATCAGCGAAGGCGTGACGGCCTCACGCGCGGATTTCGGCACCGCACGCATGCGCCTCTGAAAGCTGGAAAGGCCACCGTCATTCGACATCAGAAGGTGAACCCCCTGAACTCGGCGACAAGCTCTGAAACCCCGAACGGGACTTCCTGCATCCCTCCGCCCGCTGCCTCGCGCTGTTCATACCACCAGGCGGCAAGCTGCAGCACGGCCTCGGCCAGCGAAGGCGGAACCGGCTCCTGATCCTCACCACCGAAGCGATCGGCAATCCGGAAGCCCAGAAGCCGCTCGATGTGCCCCTGCGCCGCCGCGATCTTGCCTTCCAGAAGCGGATCATCCTCTTCGCCGATATCATCGGTGAAGTTCAGCTGCGCCTTCAGGTCTTCAAGGGTCACGACAGGCATTCAGTATGCTCCAGATCAACCGCCGCTCACGGCAGCCGCCACGCGAACGATGTTGCTGTTGACCCAGAGGCTGGCCTGCAGCTTCACTGCGTTATTCGCTGTGTCATAGGCCTCTTCGGCACTGCCAACCGAAGCAAGGAACATGCGCTCGGACGGGGTGCCATCGGGCGGGGCATCGTTGAGAACCAGCCGGAAGGCGTAATCATGGATCGTCTTCTCAGCAGCGATCAGGGCAAGCTGCCCGGCATCGCCGCTGTGAAAGGCGCAGATCACGTCCATCGAGCCTGCGTTGCGGGTGCCCTTCAGGCGGTTTGTGCGTGCTGCGTCAATCAGATCCGTCGCAATTTCGTTCGAGCTGTCGCCAGCACGGCCAAGGTTCTCGGTGTGCTTGATCTCAACCCAGGTCTGCGAAGAGAACGTGGCTTCGGTGAGGTCAGCGTGCGGGTTTGCCAGTGCGCCACCGATATAGAGCTTGGCGCCGTTGGTCGCGGTCAGCATGGTTTCAGTCCTCTCATTGCGCGCCGCTCCAGTCGTTGCTTGGCGCTGTTGTGATGGTTCTGGCAAAGAGACTGCCAGTTTGTCTTGTCCCAGAAGATCTGCCGATCGCCACGGTGCGGGATCTTGTGATCCACTACCGTGGCTTGAATTCCGCAGACGGCGCAGCGCGGGTGCAGGCGCAGGAAGGCCTTGCGGGCCTTCTCCCACGCGCCGGTATAGCCGCGCTGGCTGCTGTTGGGCCGGGTGCGGTCAAATCGCGCCTTGCGCTCCGCATCTGCCTTGGCCTGACAGGCGCAGCGGGTGCCCTTGGGCACCACCTTGCCGCAGGAGCAGATGCGGGGCGCACCGGACGGCATCAGGCCACCGGACGCTCGGCAAGGTCGGTCAGCACGGCCACTGCGCCCACCTGAATGCTTGTGCCGTCCGCCTTGGTCAGCGACAGGCGAACGAAGCGCTTGAAGCCCAGATAGCCCAGCCGATAGGCGCTGGTGGCCTCCATCGTCTCAGGCACGTCGCTTTGCATCTGGGCAGCGGCGACATCATCCCAGCCGGTCGAGCCGTCCTCGCTCTCCTGAAGCGTGGTGCTGAAATCGCCGTCGCCGGTGATCGTGCCGGTGTTGACCAACACGGCCATACGGCCCACGCCCAGAAGATCGATCGCCGGGCCGGTGATGGCGGCACTGCGCGAGGCTGAGGCAAGCGCCTGAACCGCGCGGATGTTCGAGTAAAGATCACGCATGGCGGATGCTCCTTAGGTGGTTGCCATTTTCAGCTTGCGGAACCGCGCGGCCTGCAACACCGCACCGCCCACGCGCCGGGTGGCGTGAATGCGGGTGATGCCGTTGGTGGCGCGGCTGTAGGGGTCGACCAAAACCGACATTCCGATGCGATCGAGGATGCGGTAGGCTTGGAAGTCGGCGTAGGCGATCGGGAAGGCGTCAGCCGCGATGTCGGGCATGTCCACCATCTCGACCACCGGGCGGCCAAGGATGGTTTCGGGCTGGCCTGCCTGGAATGCAGGCTGCCAGAGGAAGTTTCCGTGGCCATCCTTCAGAAGACGCAGCTTGCCCAGCGTGGTGCCGTTCATCGCCCAGGCACCGCGGTTGCGATAGGTCGCGGGCATCGCATACATCAGCGTGATCAGCGCATCCGCTGACAGGTTGGCGGCGTGCCCGTTCGGGGTGTAGGCGATGGCCTCGTTGGTCATGAAGCCTTCCGGCTCCAGAACGCCTGAGCCGTTCACGAAGGCCGTGGCCTCCTTCTGCCCGAAATCCTCGGACAGGGCGGCGCGAACCTCGGCTTCCGCCTGCGGTGCGTCGGAAAGCAGGCGGTTGGAGATGTCCACAAAGGTGCTGATTTCCTTGGGCTCGATTTCCTTCTGCCCGAAGGTGATGGTCGATTCCTCGCGCTCCTGCTTCTCGCCGTGCCACTTGGCGTTCGTCAGATCGCCGCGCGTCGGGTAGATGGTCGAGGGCGCGCCGGTGCCGCGCACCGAGGCCACAGACCGCATCGGGCTGAACTCGACCAGATCGCGGATGATCTCGCTCGACAGTTCCGCCGGTGCCAGATAGCCGCCCTGCGGATCGTTGGAGACGTTCAGCGCCTTCAGCTCATCAGCCGGCGCGTTCTGGCCCAGCCGCAGATAGGTGGCGAAGGCCTTGCGCTCTTCGGTGACCTGCGGCTTGGGTTCGCCGCCGCCGGGGCGGTTCACCTTGGCCTCGATCTTGTCGAGCCGGTCCACCAGCGCGGTGGTGTCGGCTTTCTTTTCGATCTCGGTCATCTTGGCTTCCAGCGCGGCCAGTTCAGGCGCAGCCGCCGGGGCTGGTTCATTGGTCGGAGTGGTCATGTCGTTTCCCTTTGCTGAGGTGATCTGCGCGCCGGGTGCCATGGGCACCGCAACCACAGAGATTTCGAAGAGGTCGATGGCGAACAGGTCGCGCCCACCGCCGTTGCGTGCAGCCTTGCGGGTGGCCTGATAGCCGATGCTGAGGCCGCGCATGGCCTTCGCCAGCACCAGATCGCGGATCTCGCGCGCCCGCTGCACACTCAGGGTCAACCGGCCCTTCACGCGCAGGCCCTGAGGCGTTTCCTGCCCTTCTTCCCAGACGCCGATCACATCGGCAGGGTTGTGGCTGGCAAGCATGGGAATGGGGAACGCTGCCTTGGTGAAGGCGCCACGGTGCACAACGTCGCCGGTGCGGTCGGGAATGTCGAAGACCGAGGCGAGACCTTCGATCCGGCCCTCTTCATCAACTTCGAACTGCGCCTTGATTTCGATGTGTTCCATCGCGTTACCTCAGCGTCTGAATGAACTGGAAGCTGCCGCCCTCGGTAATCACTGAGCGACCACCGCCGAAGTTGACCGCGGTAAGGACGGCCTTGAAGGGCGGGCGGATCAGAACGACAGCAGTGGTGCCGGTGACAAAGCCGGACCGGACGAACGGCGCGACCTCAAAGAGCGGTGTGAGGCCCGCGCCGGAGGCCGTGGCGCCCGTCACCAAGCGGTGCAGCGCATAGCGCGTCGGGCTGCCATACTGCCAGCCGATGTAGTCGCCATCGGTGAGCAAATATCCCGAAGGCAGCCCAGACACCCGGATGCGCTTGTTGTCGGCATTGACCGTATGCAGGACAGGTGCTGATGCGCCAAGGATCAGGCCGCCCGGATCGGCAATCGGCCCGTTGAACCGCCTGTCATAGGCGAGGAAGCTTTCGCCGGGGCGTTGAAGCTTGGAAAGGGCGCTCTCGACG